GTAACAACATAATCAATATACTTGTCAGGATACAAAGGCCTAACGTTATTAACAAAACTGCCGAACTTAACAAAAGCATTGTAAAACGATGACTTAACAAAGTCTTCATATGTTTTATCCTTTTTGTGACCTGCACTTAATTTATAAAATCTTTGGAATGCATAAAATCCTACTTGTGTTGGTTTGTCATCTTTTTGCAGCCAACGTCTTTTTGGCTCACACACGTGAGCTATCAGTGTGCTTTCTTTTACATAACTTTTTCCACAATATTCACAAGCGTAATTAGATGTCAACTTTTTCAAACCCGTGTTCTGTTGCGAGTTCTTTGATTTCTTTTTTTGTAGATATTCTAGCAAGTAACTCAACCTCGTCTTGTTTCATATTTGGGTAAATCTGTGCTAGCAATTTTACAGATTTACTATTTGAATCTTTTTTCTGTTTTAAACCTAACCACTGATGAAATTCGATTTTTCCAGTGCCTCCACTTGCACACAATAACTGCCATAACAGTTGCTTGTGATTTTTTTGCAAGTCGTTGAAGTTTTTATTGTAGTATTCGTTAGTTTTAAATACTGCTAATGCCTGTTTTTCATAGCTGCCTTTTACACTACTGACGTAACGATTCAACAACCAAAAGCTAACCTGCTTTCTTTCGTCGTCGCTTAATTCTTTCCATGCACCTTTTGCATTAAAATCAATTGCTGCAAGTATATCTTTTAAAGGTAACTTTTCTGCCATTTTTCTAAATCCTCTGGCGTGTTAATCTCAATACCGTCAAACTCAACTTCCACTACGCCAATCTTGATACCGTTTTGTATCCAACGCAGTTGTTCTAGTTTTTCAATATCTTCTTCAGGAAACTTTTGACTTACTGTATACATTGCCTTAGCTTCTCTATTGTAACCATACACACCCAAATGATGATCTCCATATTGTAAACTTGCACGTAAGAACCAATGAGCTCGGCCTCTACTGTGTATCATTTTAACACTGTTTGGATCATTTCGCAAGTTAAAATCCATTGGCGTGTATGCAGTTGCTACATCGCTTTGTTGCAATGCACTTTCAACTGCACGTATTATATCTTCGTTAATGTCTGGCATGTCACCTTGCACGTTTATATATCTATCATATTGTAACACTTCGTCGATAACTTGCATACAACGTTCTGTGCCATTGTCTGCTTCTTGTGTCATTAAACATTTACTTGCACCCAAATAGTTATAAATGTCTTGATGATCAGTAAGCACATATGTATCTAATCCTGTAGCAGCACACTTGTTATAAACGTGTTCTACTAAGGGAACACCGTTTAGCTTTGCCATCATTTTGCCTGGAAATCTAGTGCTAGCATATCTAGCCGGTATTAGTATTGCTGTTGTCATAACCAACTCCAGTCTGTAGCAGCATCATATGTAACTTTTATTTGTTTCACTACATCTTCAAAATCGTCTAATTTCAACATGTTAGGACCATCGCTTGGTGCATTATCCGGATCAGGATGAACTTCTAAAAAGAAGTTGTTAACACCCATAGCAGCGGCAGCACGAGCAAGACGAGGAACATATTCACGATTGCCGCCGCTACTGTTACCTTGTCCTCCTGGCTTTTGGACACTGTGCGTGACGTCAAAAACTACATTGTCAAAATGGTCAAGCATATACTGAATGCCAGTAAAGTCAACGACCAATGTGTTATATCCAAAACTTGTTCCCCTTTCGGTTATCCATATATCTTTAGCACCTGTAGTTTTACTAAGAACACCTTCCATATCCCATGGTGCTAAAAACTGTCCTTTTTTAATGTTGACAATTTTTCCTGTATCAACTGCTGCTCGTATTAGGTCAGTCTGTCTACATAAAAATGCAGGAATTTGGTAAACGTCTACAGCACTTTTATAATTTTTTTCTATATACTTAACATCCTCAACAGAATGAACATCTGTAAGCGTCCATACATTGAGTGCTGTGGCTTTGATAGACATAAAATCTCTCATGGTAGAATTGATACCAACTCCCCTAATACCATCAGCAGACGTTCTATTTGCTTTATCGTAGCTGGCTTTGAATGTATACAGTATACCATACTTGTCGCACACACGTTTACATTCTCTTGCTATTTCTGCACTTTGTCCTAATCCTTCGTGCTGACAAGGGCCTGCTATAATTCTCATTTTTCTTCCTTTAACACCATGTATGTTGTAATGGCTTTTTGTAGTTGTTTTTTTAATGTCGGATATTCTTTTGCTAGATCCATCATTTCTTGCCATTGTCCGTAGCTAAACAAATTTCCTTGCTCCTTAGATACAGCATCAGGATCCCCACCTATAACCCAACGAGGTTCATTATTATAGGGGGGATCTCTATAACGTGCATACACTACACCATTTGCACGTTCGTATATTAATGCTTCACCGGGAATCAAATCAGGCACTTTTAAGGCGCTCTATTAGTTCCTCTTTTTTAAGACTTGCATTGGCTTTGATACCACGTGCCTTTGCTTCCTCTAACAAGCCTTTTTTACTTAATGCACTAAAATCTACAATCTTTTCTTTAGCTTTTGATTTTGCTTTTGTTGCAACTTTTTTTGCTACAGGTTTTGCTGTAGCAACTTTTTCTTTTACTTTTTCAATATTTTCAGCTGCTGCATTCAAGTCTACTGTTTCTACCTTACCTGCAAATATTCTTCTTAGCCATCCAAACATTATTTTCTCCTTTTGTCTGTGACTTGTGTGCCAATAGTTCTTCTAACTATATCGTCATGATTAAATTCAGCCCAGTAAAGTTCAAAAGCGACACCGTCTTCCAAACCTTCAAACTGGTGAATTTTACCAGGCTTTACTTGTGTAAAGTCCCCGGCTTCAAGTATAGTCTCGTCGACTAAACCTTCTTGGTCAGCGTCTTGCCAAACACGCACAATCATTTTACCCGATTCAACAAAGAATCCATTCCACTTGTAGCGATGTTCATGCTCGCTGCATTTGTATCCTGCTTTGTATTCAATACGGTGAAATTCTAATACACCGTTGGCGTGGATAAGTTCAGTTTGTCCCCAAATCTTTCCTGCTTTCATTTTAGTCTCCTATAGTAACTTACCAAAGTCAATGATTTCACTTTGTCGACTTATATCTTTTACAAAGTATGCACACAAAGGATTTTCTTTGTCTTCAACAGGAATACTTAATAACTGTCCGTTCTTCATCTTAGGAAAATACCATTTAACATCGTTATAGAAATTTAATATTTCTATGGTTCCAAACTCTGGTTTATAGCTTGTCAGAGGGTTGAATAAAAATGCTTCAAATCCTCTTTCATTTAAACTTGTCAACGGTAATACTTCTAAATCACTTCCAGCTTGGCTACATCCTACTGCAATACACCAATCCAATGGCATAGTAAGTTCTTTTCCGTTTATATTTAACACAACAGCTGGAGCATTAAACGATTCTAGAAAAATCAACGGAACAAAAAAGAAATCAGGATCTTGCGGGTTACTGTTATCCAATACTGCAAATCTTACATTATCATCAACTTCTTCTGGTATTGTGTTTAAATTAAATGTTTCATTATTAACTAATAGTATATTCATTTATTTCCAATCTACTTTTTCAATTGTGAATGGATACTGCGCCTCTTTGTAAAACTTTTTACGTTGAGTAAGGTGCCGCTTCGCAAACTTACAAGTGCTTGTAAGATCCCATATTTGAACGAAGTCTTTGTCCTTTGCCTTTCTGACGCCTCTGCCTATACTTTGAATAACACGAACAAATGATTTACCAGGTTCGATAAGAACAAGATTAAAGATGCGAGGAATATTAATACCAACAGCGGCGACCCCATACGTTGCAATAACAACGTGATTAGTGCCTTCATTAATTTCATCATATGCATCTTTCCTGTCTTTAAGTTTTACGTCTCCTTTTACAAAGACCGAGCCTGGTATAAGTTCTTGTAGCATTTCGCCTGCACTAATTCTGTCTACAAGTATTAGTGTATTGCCTGAGTCTTTTACTGTGTTTAATAATTTGCCTAAGTATTCAACTCTTTCTTTATTTGTAACTAGATATTTTAATTCTTCTTGATATCCTCTGTGTGCTACTGTATCAATAAGTTGCACAATGTTCACATGACATTGAGATAGCACACCTTTGTCTTGTAATTCTTTTGCTGTAATTTCACCAATAACTGGACCTAAACTTGCATGTATTGATTCAAACTCAAACTTCTCTTTTGGAATAGTTCCTGTTAGTCCCCAACGTATCGGAGCATTTTTCAAGTTACGTGTAAGCAAATTCTTCAATACTTCTGCTTTTGCTTGGTGCACCTCATCTACAATAATTGTGCTCACACCATCTAAGAACTCTGCTAGTGATAATACTGCTTCTCCGTCCTTGTGTTTCTTGTCAAGTATATTCAAACTTTGCCAAGTGCAGATGGTGTGAGTCTTACCTAACTCTTTTCTATCGCCAAAATACACACCTACATCTAATCCACAGTTGATGTAATCTTCTTCAGTTTGTGTAACAAGCGATTTGTTTGGCACAATAACAAGACTGCGTCCATACTTTTCACTCATATGTGATAGTGTAGCAGTTGTAATAGTTTTGCCTGCGCCAGTTGCAATTTGTTGCAAGCTCTGTGGATTGTTTGCAAAGTTGTTGATTGCTTCTACTTGATAGTCACGCAGAATGATTTCTTCGCCTTCTGCAGGATGACCTTTGGGCCAGCATACACCTTGATCAGCCCAATAGCGTTCTGTAACTTGTGGAAAATTTAGTTGTATAGGATGACGCCTATCTTCGATGTCAACGATTTGAACACGGTTCTTTTCTAATACACCAACAATAGTATCAAGATGATTAACATAACCTGTGCCACCAATACCAAAGAATGCAACTTTGCCATCCCAACGTCCAAGTTTATACTGTGGCATATAACGAGCATAAGGCACTTCAAATTTAAGAGCATTGGAGAGCTTTCGTCTCACATCTACATCTAGACCTTCTAATTTAATGTTTACTTCATCTTCTATTATAAGTTTACAGCTAGCCACTACCACGTATTCCATGTTTTAAAACTGCTAAACTTGTCATCGTTATAAACAATTAGATCGCAATTAAATTTTACCCAATCACTTACTAGATTATTTGATCTGTCGCTTCTTATCGACAGAGCAGTGCATGGCACAAAATTGCTTGCTAACAATACTTTAGGCAGTTTATTCTTTTTAATATACACTATTTTTGTGTGCTTGTCAACCCAATTGTTTAATTGTTTGTCTTTGATAAACTGATTGAGATCTCTATTGTTTAGATCTTTACTATCCGATCTAAACATTACACTTTGTTCCTCGTTAGGTATAAAGCCGTTGAATGCAGAGTAAATTTGTAACAGTTGACTATACATATCATTTTCATCTACAAGCACAATCAAAGGAAATCTATCTAAATGCAAGAACGCATTTGCAATTTCATTTAATGAATACTTGCTAGGTGGCGCTAGTATTTCTGGTTCATTACGTATACTCAATTCGCTTGCAAGTGTATGATCATTTTTTGGATCGATAATTTCAAACCCATACCTAATAGATTTGTCTTGTATGTAATATATGTCTGTGCTAGCTAATTCTAATTCTTTAACAATTGAATTATTAACATTTTTTAAAGTATTAGCTTTTAGATGCGGAACATATTGCAATCTGTTGTGTATAACTAAACTGCTTTTATCGTATAATTCTTTTATTTGGTTATCTATATCAAAATTCCTATTACACAATTTATCATATATGTGGTATGAATTCCTAGGAGTAAAAGAAAAATAATGCTCGTGCGAACCTCTTGCATGGTAATATGTGTCGCACAACAATTTTAATTCTTCTATTGCCACAATATCTTTTTTTGCAAAAGGAAATCTAATCTTAATCCATTCAATATTATGATCCATTTGTTTAAGAGGAATAGCATCGCCGGGTTTGCAAATTTTAATATATTTACTACGATCGATTTCACGTAATGGAATCCTAGTTGACACATCATCTGATATGTTAACATATTCTTTTACTTTTTTTGCAACCAATGCATATTGTCTATCCGTAAGTCCAATACCGCGAGTAACTTGGCTGTATATACTAAAGTATATACTATCTTTAGACTTTAAACTGTCTAAATGGTTATTGCAAATGTCTTCGAGATAATCTTCTAAATAAATCATACTGTATAATAACAGACTATAGCTTTGGTGTCAATCTCTTCAGTGGCAAGCCTGATGCTATTTCTTCAACAGTGTATTCTGTCCAAGCATAATCATTTAACCATTGTGTTCTATCTGGCGTTTGTGTATATTCTATCAAGTTTAAATCGTGTCCTGCTACATCATAAGCAAGACTACTAGGACCAACAATAGCAGGAACCCCGTTGATGACACTATGAATCCCAGGATTACTGCTCCAACTAACAGTGCAATATATATCGTCAAAAGCCATATCAAAATCATCATACGTGCCTGCAATATGTTTGGGCTCTTGCCTTTTTACATTTTTAAATTCATGTTCTATGTGCGGCAGCGGGCATCTTGGATGAGGTCTAAATATAATAGGACGTTTACTGTGTTTTTGTATAGTCTCAATTGTGTCAATGATCCATTGACTCATGCTAGGCATATTACGCCATTGTAAACTTTTATCGTGTTGTCCGCATATTAATATATACTCGCCATCTTTGCGCCAAGGTTTTAATCCAAGTCCGAGAGAACGTGCTCTGCTATCATCATTGCCAGTATCTCCCCAAAAAGCATCGCGGTTAATTCCATTTAATCCTACCTTCCAAGTTGTTCCACGTTTAATACCACCGACTTCTAATACTATAACTTTTTTACCTGTGCGAGTGTAGTATTCGTATATAGGTCTATTGCTTGACATACGCCCATTAAACAATACGCTCCATATCACCGCAACATCACTGTGCATACTGTCATGCTCTATAGTATGGCCTGCTTGTCTTAAACTATGTTCAAATGCATCAAATACAGGCTCACTATTTTTTGCACCATATTGTTTGAATAAACTAAATCTCATTGTTAAATACCTGTATAGTATTTAACAGGAAAATGCAATGACAGATATAACAGTGGTTACAACCTTCCATAAACCAGGCTTAGATCTTTATGGGCAAAGATTTTTAGATAGTTTTGCTGCTCGTGTAGATCCCCAAATTAAGTTATTGGTTTATGCAGAAGATTGTGAACCATATGTTACAGCCAATAATATCTCTGTGTTCAATGCGGCACAAACATTGCCTAAATTGCAAGAGTTTAAACGTAGGTGGAAAAGTGTGCCTAAAGCAAATGGTATACCGCCTGCAGATATAAAAGCAAGACGCAGAGATTGGAACAAAGAATTTAAATGGGATGCTGTGCGTTTTGCTAACAAAGTGTATGCTGTATTTGATGCATGTGAACGCAGTGTAGATTGGTGCGTTTGGATGGATGCAGATAGTTACATACACACAGACTGGGCATATGCCGACTTTGCCAAACTATTGCCGGATGACAAATGGATCACATATGTAGGTAGAGGCAAAGGATCACAAACATGGCCAGAATGTGGGTTTTACGGGTTGAATCTAAACAACCATCAGTGCCATGCATTTTTAAAAGAGTTTGAACGTATGTATGAAGATGCTGATAACGGTATTTTCAAACTAGAAGAATGGCACGACAGTTATGTGTTTGGACATATTCTAAATAACATGCGTATTCATAATCCAGCAGTATTAGATTATAGTGCCGATATGTATCTTAAAGAAGCTAAGACCGGTGGCGGAGGACACCCTTTAATCAATGGTATATTAGGCAAATGGATGGATCACATGAAAGGCGGACGAAAAAATACTGGCAAAAGTTTACAAAAAGACCTTATGGTTAATAGGACCGAAGCATATTGGAAATGAATTTAAAGAAAAAATTTAACATCACACAATGGGATGAATACAAATTAAATTACTGGGCTATACCTAAGTGTGCAAATACCGCTGTAAAAACTGCATTATCAAGTTTAACTTATAGAGATAAAATGGCATATTCAAAAGTTAAGTGGGTTCATAATCCTGATAATGTTTTATATATAGATAGAAAAACAGCCCGCAATAATGGATATTATAACTTTTCTGTTACACGTCATCCTTACGATAGATTTATAAGTTTATACAAGGATCAGGGTTTACGCAGACCAATGTTTAAAGACTATTCAAACATAAGTATAGATGATTTTTTGACTAAACTAGAAAATTACAATATTAGCAATGATCCGCATACTAGAACACAAATTAGTTATTTGTTTAAAGGCAACAAATTACTTGTAGATAAGATTGTGTGTGTTACAGATGCAAAAAATTATTTACAAACACTTGGAATAGAACTAAACTATGTTAACAAAACACAAGATATAGAATTAACTTTAACAGAAAGTCAAAAGCAAAGAGTATATCAAATATACAAAGATGACTTTATAAAATTAGGATACGACAATGAGTGAAAGAGCAACACTGATACAAACTATTAAAGATAAACAAAAAAGTCATAGCATAGATGGCTTAGAAAAATTTACAAGAACATTGCCTACTGCTGCTAATGTATTAGATGTAGGAAGTGGCCCAAATGAGTATCATGCAAAAGTAATGCGCATAGATGGACACACCGTTCACACATGTGACTTTCATGATGCTGCAACTTATAAAGGTAACTTCAATGAAATTGAAATACCAAAAAAATATGACGGAGTATGGAGTGCGCATTGCCTAGAGCATCAATTAAATGTAAATTTTTATTTGCGCAAAGTATCCGATGTGTGCAAGGACGGCGGCTTAATATGTGTTACCGTGCCTCCGTTGAAACATACAATTGTAGGCGGGCACACAACTTTATGGAATGCAGGATTAGTTTTATACAATATGGTTCTTGCTGGGCTCGATTGTTCACAAGCAATGGTAAACAGTTATGGATACAATATTTCTGTTATAGTAAAAAAGAAAACATTTGACATGCCAGAACTAAAATTTATTGGAACAGATTTAGGAGTGTTGCGTCCATATTTTCCAAGCGAATTACCTTGGGTAGGGTCAAAAGGACGTCCAAAGTTTGACGGTCAAATCAAAGAATTAAATTGGTAAAATTTTTAACCATAATTCTTGAGCCGTTGATTTATTTACATGATGATTAAATTCATTACAAAACTTTTCGTCTATCAATCCTGTATTATTATTTTTTAACATATTGTTTATAGAATAAAAATTGTAACCTAAATTAGATATGTAGAAATTAAACATATTTGTTATACGTGTTCTTGTTGCTTGGGTAACATCGATCTGTCTACGCATTTTAGAATTTTGTATTAAATTATTTCTAGTAGGTATAGTTGGTAAAATAGGTCCTAACAAAAAAATTTTTTCTTTTGCAAAATAAGGTTCTATCTCATTACTAATAAAAGTTTTATAATTTTCTATACTTCTTAAAAACTGATCCCGTAAAGACATATTATATTTTTTCTTATACATCCATATGGTTGCATTACAATCAACTTCTCCAAAGTTTAAAAAAACATAACTGCAATCCTTACTATTAGGAATTTCTTTCCTAAATTTGGTTAATGCTTGTAGTCTACTTTTTTCGTTTGTCAATCCTTGTGCAGATGCACCTGTCACATGCACAAGTTTTCTTTCAAATCTTTTGTTACGTTTTTTCCAACACAAAGAATGGCTATCGCCTAAAATTAAAACTTTCATAAAAATATTTATGGGAAATAAACTGGCTTTAAGTGTGCCCATGCTCTGCCTGTTTGCACATCTTTTTTATTCCACATAGTATATGCAATTTTATTTTGCCAGTCAGTAATATCTATATTATAATTTATATTTTCTATTTGAGATAGATCTGTATGTGAAATTGGATAAGCCATACATCCATCATCCATAGCAAAAACAGGGATTCCCTTTATCACAGCTTCAATGCTGCTTAGGCTATTGTATGTTACAACACAATGAGCATTATTTAAATCATGGTCTAAGCCTGCTCCACCTTGCGTTACATTAGGTTCAACTGCTTCACTCCAACTAACATTAGATACACCTTTCTTTTCAATTTGAGATTTAAAACTACGAAATCCTTTTTTCATTCCTCTTGGGTGTGGACGAATTACAATTGGACGATCTGTATGATTGCGTATACGCAAAACTGTTTTAAACATCCAGTCGTAAATGTGTTCATATCCCTTATCATACATGCTGTTAAGGGCACTATCGCCTTCTTTTTGACCCATGATTAAAATGTTGTCGCCTGGGCTTTTCCAATCTGTAAATGTAATACCTGTAATTTTTTCAAATCTTTTCCAGCGTGTTCTGTCAACATTATCGTTGTTAAAATTTCCTTCTGTCCATTTATAACTACTCCAACCAAATCTCATCCATCCTTCGTGCTGCCTAAATGGATTTGATTCACTTACTATAAAAGGTTTTTTTGATTCTAAAATATAATCAAAATATTTTCCTTGGGTATCGTATCTGTTGCCTGTAAAAAATTTTTTCTTCTTTTCGTTTGTTTGATAATAGCAATCGGCAAAATTTTCATTGCGCAAATCATACCACTTTGCAAGTTGTATAAGTCTGTCGCCGTGTTGTTCTAATCCTCTATTCCAGTGATAATATATTTTACTTACTGGAACAGGAAATGCAACCATAGTTACCGTCATAAGTTTTCTCTCATATGCCTCCATGCCTCACCGGAACGTAGTTCGTCAAAATTCCAATGACTCATGCAAATTTTTTCAATCCAAGACTGCCTATCAAATATTTTTGGATTTTCTAATCTTTTTATTTTTGTATTTGCAACCTCAAATGCTTGACTTACTTGAGGTGTTGGATCAGTTACAAATACCGGTAATCCTTCGATGGCTGCTGCTACACCTGGAGAGCTATTATAAGTTACTACTGCCCAACAATTTTCGAAGTCTTGCAATATGTGAGCATTATTACTAAATCCTATGTTCCTATCTGTAAATCTTACTTTACGTAAATATTCTTGTGCTTTTTTGTCGCCCGGGTGTTTACGTATTACAATAGGACGGTCTGAAAATTTTCTTATACGCTTAACGACAGATTGTAGCCATTCTACTACATCAGTTTCTCCCATACTCCATCCTCCGTTACGTTGACAACAAATTAAAATATGATTGCCTGTTTTCCTTACATCTTTGAGTCTGATGTTTAAATTATTACTTATACGTTGCCAGCGGTTAGGATCAACTACGGAATCAAAATAATTCCCTGTAGTAGGAAACACACCATTTGCACTGTATCTTAAATAGTGTTTTGTATTCCCGTTGTCAGCATAAAGAAAAAGATTACTATCTACTATTATAGTATTTTTGTTGTGCAATTTTTGTTGCTCGTAAACATTCTTTCTTAATACCAAATGAGGAGAACGTGGACTTTTATCATGCACAAAACCTTGTATTACAGCAACATCGCTTATAGACCATTTAGGTTGACTAGAACAAATACCGTTGTCTCCGGCTGCATTTACACCTTCTGCAAAGTATTGCAGCACCTGTATTTTTTCTGGATTCTTTTGATTCGGTATTCCTTTTAAGTAGGATATTACTGTCTTCATTTTTCTTTGAGTAACTTTTCTATGCAAGGACGTAGATGCCTATAACATCTGCCCGACTCCATTTCTTCTGGCGACCATTGACAATATGCTAAGTTCTGTAACCATTGCTGAACTTCATCTTCTGCTGCTAAATTCAAGTTTTCAATATTTTCTAATTTTCTTTCACCTACATTCCAAGCAAAGTTTCCTTCATCGCAGGCTAACACAGGAATGCCATTTACGATAGCATCAATACTCAATCCGCTTGTGTATGCTACAACACAATACGCATCTAATATTTGTGCATCCCAAGGAACTTTTTTACCGTCTACAAAACTGATTCCTTTGTGACCATTAAACAAAAAGTTTCTAAATATTTCTTCGTAGTTGGTCCAACCTTTGCTACTCATTGCAGGATGAGTGCGTATTTCAATTGGTCTGTCTGTATGTAACCGTAATGTTTCAACTGTGTCTGCACACCATTCAGCAATGTCATTATTGCGCAAACTTGCATCTCCTGGTAGTTGCAAAGCAATTACAATTTTATTACCAGCATTTAATCTCCAACCTTTATAATCAATACCTAAGCTCTCTAGCCTGTCTTTTGGATAGTTTATATCATCAACAAAAAATGCATCTCTATTCATAAATCCGTTTATGCCTACCCTATAATAAAAATGCTTACCTGTTGTCCTTCTGTTTAACAAAGGAGTTTCTATACACATAAAGTTTTCGTCACTGTGTGCAATCGAAGCTCTAACAGTGTGATGTAGATTACTTCGGTCTGGCTTCCAGCTACCAAACATTACTGCTAAATCACAAGAAGAATGTTTTTCACTATAATCATACCATACTCCGGCTTTGCGTCCTAACTCTTTGTTTATACGATTCCATTCTTTTCTTACTTTTGGATCACCGGGTATAATTTCACTGTGTATGCCATCGTGCATACATCGTAAAATTTCTCTCTCTTGGTTATTACCAGCAGTATTCATAAAAATTTTAATCTTCATGTTTTAACATTCTCCATGCATGTCCACTCATCATTTCTTGTATATGAAACTGGCCGTAGGCTAAATGATGTGCCCATGCTGTTAATTTATCAATATGATGTATTGTTGGATCTTCAACTTTACTTAGTTCTTTGTCGCTTACAGGATCAGCAGCAGTAGGTGCAAGTGTTATAGCAGGTATACCGTGTAAAATACTTTCAACTGCTGCTATGCTATTGTATGTAACCAATACGTGTGCTTTTTTAAAGTCCTCGTATATACTATTGTTTACACGCTCTGCTCGCAACTTAGGTTTTTCTCTTATAATAATTTCTCTATCAGTGTGTTTTCTAATTTCTGCTATTGTGTCTGCTGTCCATTTTTTTAAGTCTATATCATAAAACTTACACGGTTTAGGACTTGGTAGTGCTAACAATACAGCACCACCTTTTCTTTTTGTATGCTTCTTTACAGATAACCCTAGCATTTTAAATCTATCACCAGGCCTTTCGATAATATCAGAATGCTGCAATCCATTTTTAACTATTCTATGCCATAATTTTTTTGCTTCGGGATTGATTGGACTTTTGTAATTTCCGAAATATCCACTGTCCATATAATAAAAAGGTAAACCTTTACTAAGCCTATGATTTATTAAATCTTTTTTTACAATACTACGGAACAATATAGGTTCTTCAGTGTCAATGTCTACTTCTTGAGCTATTTGAAATCCAGCACCAAATGCAAATGCATTTATAAATTCATCATTGCCATTTTTACTTAAACATATCATACAATTCTTGTTTCCACAAATCAGCAAACTCGCAGTCTCTATAGTTTTCAAACCAAGGGCCGCCTTCGGTATAATGAATTAAATTGGGTGTATCAATGTCATCATATACACCAACAAGATAATTCCAAGTGTGATCCAATTCTCCAATTTCTTCATCTTTTAACCAACTAAATCTGTGTAGATATGCTCCGTTTATTTCAGGATTGTTTACTAGGTCCATTGTAAGTGCAGCATTACTAGGATGAGCACAATTAAACAACATAACACTTGACCAATTCTTACGAGGATAGATAGTTTGTTTTTGCCCATCCATCTTGGTGCCTTCTTTAGGTGTATAATCATGTTGCACACACATCACAGCATACTTTGGATCTGCTTGATCAAACAGTTCTTTAATATCTGTAGTAAGTATCATATCACAATCCATAAACAATGCCCAACCTTGAAAGTTGGTTAGTTCGGGTATAAGAAAACGTGTAAAAGTAAATTCAGTGCTTGCAAGTTTATCTATTGGTCTAGTATACCAACCTGCATCTCTTAGCTCTTGTTGTTTTAATGGACGCACATCAGCAAGTTTGCTCTTACTTTTAATACTGTGTTTACAAACTTGATATGCTATATCTTCTCTTGTGTCATATCCTACAAATACTTTCATCTTATCTTCTTTCTATATCCGTTTCCTCACATTGTTCTCCGTATTGTATTTCTACAATGTGTGCAGGCACATCACCGATATTAGTTGTTTTATGCCACCAGTCTGGTCTAATTAAATAACTTGTGTGTGCAGTAAGACATTGAATTTGCCATTGTCCATCAGGAAACTCTAAATCAATTTGTATATCTCCTTCTAAGACATACCAATATTCACTTCTATGCTTATGTCTTTGATCGCTTAAACTACATCCGGGATTAATGACAAGCTCTTTTACTTTTTGTCCTATGCGAGGTTGTTTGTCATCTAACACACGCCAATATCCCCAATCACGTTCGGTCTTTTGTGTCTTCCATTCGTCTAATATCCAGCTACTGGAGTTCATCTTATTTTCGCCACCTACGCCAAACACAAACTCTACATCTGTAAATTTCATTTCTGGTATATTAGAACGTGTTCTATCTCCGCCGTTGGCAAAGATAACTTTTGTTTGACTGCCTTTTGTTGATAGAATTTGAAAGATTGCATGATTAGCTGTATCGTCAGTATCATTAAATCCAATGACTTCATCAACACAACTTAATTCTTTTATGATTGCACAACGTTCTTCAAAGGGCATAAAAGGCCTGCCTTTTTTACGAGCAAGCCATTCATCCGAGTTAACACCTACTACAAGGTGATCACCTAGTTCTTTTGCTGATTTAAAATATTCTATATGTCCACTATGCAGTGGATCAAATCCGCCTGTTACTAATACCACTTTCATATGGTATTTACAAAGTAGCGTCTTCCATTCCTGCAACTCTGAGTTTTACAATGTTTGTTATTTGCCATTGTTTTTGATCCAATGCTTTGAGAACACCTAACCATTTGTTACGCAACAGTGCAAATTCATTTATAATTTTTTCATAATCACACACATCAGTTTCGCCGTCAACATATTTTTCAACATCACGACTGCTTAATGCACGTTGATAGTTTTCTAGATATTTACGGAAATAAGAGCTACGCAGTTTGCGTAGCTCAATATTCATATATTCAAGTATAGCTTCAATTTCTTGAAGCTGATTGAAACGATGTTCAACAATACCTGGCATCATTGCTGCCTGTTTTTCGACATTTCCTGTAAGTTTTACTTCGGCCTTTGCAGAACCTAGTTCAACTTCAAAATGTTGTATTGCAGCAGGTATTTGACTGATATCTCTGCTGACACGGCTATACCACCCTGCCATTACTCGTCCCAATCCTCCTCGTCAGGGTCTATTTCGTCCATTTCTAAATAATACGTGATAGCATTATCTAGATCTTTGTCTACACCAAGTATTTCTTGTAATTGTGTATCGTCCATACCATAATCAATTATGGTATCGACAAATTTTTCTGCTGCTAGTTCAACTTGTTTCTTGTCAAGATATGCTTTTAACAAAGACCAAATATCAATAACAAATTCTTCATTCATTTTCGGTTAACTCCTCGTTATGGTCATCAACAACGACTTCTTCGTTCGCTTCAGCCATATTTACCATTTGCTCTTCTTTTCTTGGTAAATCGGCCATAACCATTTCGAGTAGTTCACCTGTCCAGTTTTTACGATATTCTAAAAATTCAATACCGTCACTGGTTATATACTTGTAACGATTGCCTTGCTTTTCAAGCAGTCCTTTTGCTTCTAGCAAATCAAACATACCTGAATATGGATCCATACCTGTTTCGTATGGAATCTTAACTTGCACACCTTCAAACGGTTTTGCGTAACGAGTTTTCATAACCTTACACGCTGCACGAATACCATTTACTTGTGATGTTTTGTTACCATCTGCGTCTTCTTTTAGTTTTAGTTTTTTCATAGCAACCACCATTGAGCTTGCATAGATAAAACCGCTACCACCTGAAATCTTATCATCTGGATCAAACATATCTTGAGATGCATAAGTATGGTTTGTTACACACATACCTACATTGTAAGAACCAAACATATTCACACAGTTAGTAACCAGTGCTTTTAGTGCTTTGGCCTTACGACCCATATCACCTTTCATATCACCTGCTTCAAACTGATTTACTTCAGTTGGTGACATAAGCATACCTAAACTATCAACTACAAACAACACTTTAGGACGATCGTCTTCGTCCATTGCACGATAGTCGTCCATGAATGTTGAGATTGTTTTAGCAACGTCATCAATCATTGCCATGTTAAGTTTTAGGATTTTGTCGTCTGTGGTCTCAACACCAAGTGCTTGTAACCACTTTTCATCAAGTGCATTTTCACTGTCAATCAATACAACAAAAATACCTTGTTCTTGTGCTGACTTTACAATGTTGCCAGACACAATGTAAGACTTGCCTGCACCAGATTCGCCTGCAAACACGCTTACTTTACCTAGTGGAATACCTCTACGGAAATCACCACTTAGCAGATAGTTAAGTGCAAAGTTGCCTGTGCTGATCCAATCTTGTGGATCGTTAAAGCCTGCACTCATACCTTTAATAGATTTTGTTAATGAGTTTCGAAACTTACTAGGATCGAATGCCTTAGTAGCCA